AGGCGGTCGCGGGACTTCAAAAGAGGAAAGAAGACCTTGTACTCATCGAGGTCAAGCAACTCAAAGAACTTGTAAAGAATGTACGAATAAGAGAGAAAGTTGGTTCGGTCATTTGGGCAATAAAGAAGGAAGGGTGCCTGAATCTCCTGAAACATCTGACGAATCTTCTCTTCAATCTCAGGAGTGATCGTGGGAGGCGGGTTTCCATTGAGACGAGAGAGGATGTGGGCCCTGTGCTCATAATATTTGCTCCTTCCCAACTTTTTCAGAATCTGGCGAATGTCCTCTTCGGACAGGTCCGCAATGTTGTCAATACGACGCTTGCGAATCTCCAAAATAACTTCACTCATGACATCTTCCGGAATGATGGTAGACTCTTTTGCTTGGAACTGGTTAAGGATCTCATTGAGATGGTTAATTTTCTTATAGGCATAATTGTTGCGTTCTTTCGGCGGATCACGAAACGACGGGAAGTCCGACACAACGAGGGCGTACTCTTCGGAGCCACAACTTGGACAGACTAAAATACCCTCCGAACTGATCTCCTCTCGTGCGACATTGCACTCGGTACAATGCTCCGTCATGAGCTGCGTTGCCTCTGGACCAGCATTCAACTTCATACGCGTAATATACTCGTCGAACATCTGCTTCTTCGTCAGACCGGTATCCGCAGCAGGAATGTTCGCACTGAAAAACTTCAAAAAGGTATTCGACTCCTTCGGAGCAGTCGAAGCACTCGCATTCGTGTCCTGCTTTCCGTAATAATCGAGAAGAATGTCCATGTTCTTCACATAATACTCTTCGAGTGGATTCGCATGGACCTGGACTTGTTTGAGTTCACGGATACGGGCATCGATTTGCGAACACTTGACAATCTCCTGAATCTCCGTCGAATTCTCCAACGTTTTCAGTTGTTCAGTCAGTGTTGTAATCTGGTTGGCAACTTCGTCCTGCTTCTCCTTTGTATCGGAGAGTCCCTTGACCAGTTCCTGATGGACGGAATCGAGTGTTCCTGTTGTTGCTCCTGCTCCACCTGACTCACGGATCTTCCTCACTCGGAACACGTCCATTTATAAATTCTCTTGTCTGGTTCGTGAAGACTGGATTTGTATACATACAAGGACGTTGGGACTTTGTAGACAACAGAGTCGACTCATATGGAAAGTTGAAACGACGGCATACATAGGTCAGCGTCAGAAAGGCAGACCGATTGATTCCGCACTGGCAGTGAACAAACACAGTTCCACTTCCAGGTTCACGCAGAAACTGAGTCAAGATCGATTCAAATTGATCATACCACGAAAGAATGTTGACGTTGGCAGAATCGTGAGCAGCGATACAGACATACTTCTTCGGAAAGTTCTGACGAAACCAGAACGGAGAATCCTCTGGAAAAGCACAATTAATGACGTGTGTTATGTTGTGTGCTCGGCAAAAAGAAGGACTTAGCATATCGCCTGCTCCTACGAGAATACGGGGATAGAACCACGCAGGCGGATCATTCATGTACTGCGGGCGCAGGAATGAGAACATGACTGTTTTACAATCGCTGTATCTAACTGGGATAAACCACCTGCTGCTTTCCAATCGAAGTGTCCGGTATGCAAGTAGTGTGCTTCAAGAATGTTTCCAATCTCGTAGAACTTGATGTTGAACCATATCTTCGCAAGAGCCAGTGGACTCTTGAAGGTCTTCTTGACCAATCCTGCTTCCACAAGAAGAATACAGAGATGCCTGCATTCAAGATAGAAAGGAGGGATATAAAGATGGATACGAAGGAGCCGATGAAATTCGTATATCATTTCTGGGGTCATCTTGATTGTTCGAAAGTGTTTCGCACAATCATGGTGTGGGTGAATGGGGCGTTCGAGAGAATCAGAGAGAAGAGCGATGCAAAGAGGGCACTCCATCGGATCACCCATCCTTACGTTGGACTATATAATTCCGTTTTAACCAAGAAGACTCATGAGGAAGTTATTTGTGAGGTGCGCAGCAACGACCGCAGCGAGACCCAGAGCACCTGCTCCCTGCCACGAGACAACGCCACTCGAGGTGTAGGCGTTCGGGATGTAGCGGAGCAGCAGGTCGCGGGGAGCCGACATGGAGAGAGCAACGGTCACCAGAAAGAAGGCAACATACATGGTGAGATTCGACCACATCATACGCATCATCGGGAGTGAAGGCTTGAAAGAGGGAGCCATGTGAGACCGGGAATGGTTATCTGCTCCGGACACTCCGTGAACAGGACCCGCGGACTGAGGAAGCTGGGGCGACGGCAAAAGAGCATCGAGGGAGGTTGCGTCGTCCATTGTTTATCAAGAAGACGGGATTTCACACGTCGCATCTTCCACGCGATACTTGTAGCATTTTCCGTCGATCTTGGTTGTCTTCTCTTTCACGTCGGTGAGCGGAAGTCCGAGCACGCGATACGAATCGTAGTTCCGATGGAACAACAGAACGCTGATGCCCAGACCGATGACGAAGGAGAAGAAAGGTGCTGCGCGTTGAAGTGCTTTCGTAATATCAATCATTGTTTAGAAGCAAGAAGATTGAAAGAATCCGACTCAGCACCACACGGAACTTCGATCGCATTCAATCGAACACATCCTACGTCTGTGTGAAAGATACCGTTGTCATGAGGAGACGGCAATGCCTTTTCTTTGCGTGTCGGCGGGACGATCACGCACGCAATCAGCATTCCAACAATTATCCCTGCGACCATCCAGTCGAAGCGAATCATTGTATAGGAGATGCGACTTTTCGGTGAGCCAGGTAGTAGTAGAATGCGATAGTCAGTGGCGTTGTTATGTATCCCGAATACGGGAGAACGACCGCAAGACCTGTCAAAACATACGCAGTTATCTCATCGTCGCGCAACATGAAAGTACGGTAGGGAATGAAAACGCCCAGCGCATAAAAGAACGCAGTTGTGAACGATATGAGCACCTGTACCCATCCCGGCAACACGTTCCACCATGTCGAAAAACTGAATACACTGTTGCTCGGAGGCTTGGACGGGGTGGCAGGAGCTTTTGATCCAAGTTCGAACTTCTGACCGTCCGGAACTTGAATGGTCTGTTCCTTGCCATCAGGACCTACAACGACAACTGTCATGCGACGTCCCGCAATCACATTCGCAGTTGAATTTGATTGCATCATCTTGTCTTGAAGCGTCGACTGCTCAAAGGCAGCGGACCGAGACTTGATACAGTTTTCGTCGTGTTCGTTTCCGCACATCTCCACAGCATTCTTTCGTGCTTCTCCTTTGTCCGATTCTGTCAATTCAACTTTGTTCGTAGAAACGGTAATCCCGGGAAGCAGATTCTGCGACGCTTCTACACTAATCGAGTTGTTCTTTGTGTCATACATCCCCACTACGGTTTTTGTTATGTCGGTTGCGGAGGAGTCATCTCCCCACGTTGCCCGCTTGATCGTATAACTCATTGTTAATTGGCGAAGACGAAATTAGCCAGACCACTCACGATACGCAAGAAGTTGACCGACTCGACATAGACACCCAAGTTGTAGGTGTAGGAGAAGATCGCATTGTCGCCATTCACATTCTGAACAACTGTAACAAGATCGCTTGGCGGGTACAACAGCGTTCCGTCAGGTTTTGTTAACAGCCTCTGAGCAGCCGTGATAACCGTAGGATTCGGGCTGAAAACAGTTGACTTTAAGATACACACCGATACAGTGGGTGCTGTTGTTCCTCCACCATTGCCACCTGTAGGTATCGAAGCTAAAGGAAGGGGCTGCTGAAGAGTCAGCCGAAGTGTCACCTTGTTGAACATACTTCCGTTGATCGCACCCGACGGCTGGTATTGGTCATTGTTCAACGCAAACGAGTACTGGTATACACCCGGAAGAATGGGAGCATCTCCCGTTGTATGACGATACATCTGAATCAGGTTGAAATACCCCGTCGGCTTCTGAGAGAAACGCTCTTTTCCATCGAGGAGGAGGACGCCGTCCACAAGCGGATCGCGAGGATAGACAGACGAAACCTGCTGCTGGCCCGACGAATACAGATAGTTCTGCGTAATAAGAGAATTGGTAACGGGGGACTTCACATCGATGTTTGTGGTTGTGAATGGAGCACGATAGGGATTGTCCCAATTGGTGTAGTTGTCCCAGTCGTTGGTCAGAATCTTATCCGACCGCTGTGTCGCAAACACGATGCGAGTAACCAGATTGAAGAACGGCAGTTCAATATCGCTGTTTCCTCCGAATTGACCCGGATTGTTCACATACCTCACCGTTTTGACCAAGAAGGTCTGATCCGCAATCGCAATGGCCGCCTTCTCCATATCCGTCAGCCAAATGAAGTTTCCCTCCAGAAATGGATCGGGAAAGAACGTAGTCAACAGAGGATTTGAAGGTGTTCCATCTGACTTGGGAGGCGAGAGAAACAGTGTCAGTGGATAGTTGGTGGGACGGACACGCTTTCCATACGTCAAAGAACTCGGGTTCACATCAATGACTGTATAGATTTGCTCAAGGGGCCTGTATGTTATGTTGATGTAGACATCCGAGTTCTGGAGTGCGTCGAGAGGAAGCGACTGTCCGGGGTTCTCGCAGAACCAGAAATGGAGAGGAATGATCAGCTGACGAGAGCGAATCGACGGTTCAGGAACCAATGTGTTTGGACCCACACCCGGAGCAGATACAGGAGCAACCGAATGGGGGTATTGTCCCATGCGGTCATATGCGGATGACGGGTCATATAATTCGGGAATATTGCCGATCATCTGATCCACCACATTCCGCTTGTTCGTATCATGCGTTAGGTAGGAATACATCTTGAGCCATTCTCCACTCAGACGCTGAATTTCCTGACCGTTTGCGGTAATTGTTATGTGATCGATCAAGTTGTACCCAACATTCTTGACCCATTCAAACTCATACCCAATTGCGTTAGCAGTAGGATCATATCCAGTCGGAGGAACAACACCCTGGCCGAGATACTTCAAAGGAGAATAGATGTCAGGGAGTGTTAAGACCAAATAGGTATCGTGAAGCATGTTCGCATACCGATCAATGCGGCAGGAAATTGTCTTTGTTGACGTCGTTGACATCTCAAGATTCGAACCTCCAAACGTCATCCGGATGGACTCCATTGCAAAGTTCGTATGACGACGAAATACGGAACGAAAGTGTGTCATCGAGGGGTTCCCGTTGACAAGCTCGTTCTGAGCTCCCACAGCAACAAGTTGAAGAAGGCCTCCGGGCATATTGTTAATATACTAAGTCTTTGTTTAGGTCGCACGATAACTCATAGGAACATTGAGATCCTGAACACGAACCACTCCAGGATCTGTTGTGGTCGTAAAGGAACCGAGAACTTGGGTAGTAGGAGTCAGACAGCACAAGCTGTTGAACGCCGCTGTTCCAGGAGCATTTGTATTGCTAAGTCCAGCCGGTGCCTGAACCGGAGCAACAAACCGCTGGTAACGAGTCGCTCCATTCGCAACAGCAGATAAGAACACGGCATTGCTCCTGCGCTTCTGAGGAGGCGGTTGCGTGTTGTAGGTCGCAGCAATGATCTGCCGCTTTCGGTTTGTCAAGTAATCTTGTGCGGAATTCACCTGCATTTGTATCTACACACGAGATTTTGATTTACGTACGCCAGAGTAGTTTATACAATGCGGTTTGTTCTCGTAAGCACACACGTCGATCAGACGACGGGATACAGTAAGGTTGCCTCCAATCTTCTTCATGAGATTGCTCCTCACGCAAAGATCTATCATTTTGGGTTTCAGCGTCATCCGGAGCACAAGAACATTCGTAAGGTTCCCAATGGCGTCGTTGCGTATGACGCAGCAGCCAATGAGGATCCGCAGGAGGAGGGGTTTGGTTTCAACAAGATTCACGAGTATCTGGAGATGGTGAATCCGGATGTCGTTATGATCTATAATGATCCGCTCATCATCTACAAGTTCATTGACGCAATGAAGTACGACAAG